TCAACTTCACGATCGGCGACGTCAACGCGGGCGACCTCCCAGGCGCTGTCAGGGCCCACATGGCTCGGATGTTTGGGAACATGGTGGCTTATGTTGTGAAGGTGCCTACCTGGCACGACCCAAGTGGAGTACTGTGGGAGCCGAATACCACAGCGACGCTGCATGCTCCGGGGGCAATGGTGTACAACGAGACAGAGCTTTTAGTCCGAGACGTCATCCTGACGGCCACGCAGGCCTCTGTGACGGCGTCGATCGGGCTCGTGCTCCCTGGAGCTTTCAACGGCGAGCAACCGGAGTCACTCCCATGGCTCTCGTAGGCGAACTCACCGAGTGGCTGCGCGGGCAGGACGATGACGCTGAGATCGCGGAGGGTCGCTTCGACCTCGGTGGTGGGGATATGGTCACGGCCATCGACTACCAGCCTTCGGGCCACGACTCTCAGCCTGTGCCTGGGGACTTCGGCATCCTCGTGCCGGCCTCTGAGAGCGGCTCTTACGTCATCGCTGGCTGGGTGGACCCCAGCAACGCAGGCTTCGCTAAGGCCGGCGAGGCGCGCCTGTACGCCCGCGACAGCGACGGTGCGGTGGTTGCCGAGCTTCACGTCACCGCTGACGGCGAGGTGCCCGACGGGATCGCGGAGCAGCTGATCGCCAGGGCTGACAGGGTGGATGCGGAGCTGGAGGCGATCAAAACCACGTTCAACTCCATTGAGTTCACCGTGGACACCAGCGAGGGGACCGGCACGCCTGGCGAGATCGGCACGCCGTATGTGCCAGGCACCGCAGGCACCGGCTGCGACAAGGTGTACGTGACATGACCGACGTGCGGCTATTCCACACGGCAGACGGCGGGAACATCGAGTTCGCGGGCGACGACACTGTGGTGAGCGACATCAAGATCGACACCGGCCTCGAGACGGCGGTCTACCTCTCCTGGTTCGGCGGCAACGAGCGCAGCCACAACCACGAGGAGAGCCCCCATGCCAAGCATCAGCACGGGCCAGAGTGGTGGGGCAACATCGGCGAGCCTATAGTTCGTCATATGCACAGCGAGCTACAGCATGTGCTCCGTGACCTGCCGGCTACGTCAAACAACCTGCTCCGCGTCGAGGAGTCGGCGAGGCGCGACATTCAGTGGATGCTGGACGAGGGCCTTGCGGTAGAGGTGAGGGTCACCGCCTCCCTGTTGGGCGTAGACTGGGTCGGCATCGCGGCAGTCATCGTCATCTACGGCGAGGAGTTCGCCGTTGCATTTCAAACTTCGTGGGGTGACTAGTGGCCTTATCTGTACCATCAACGCAGACCGTATCTGACAACATCATCGCCGCAGTCGAGGCGTCGATCGGTAAGACGATACCGCTGCTCCCGAAGAGCTTTACGCGTGTGCTCTCGAAGGCTCTCGCCGGCGTGTTCATCCTCACGTACAAGTACGGCGCTTCATCGTTGCTGCAGCAGTTCGTGGCGTACGCCTCCTTCCGAGAGACGACAGTCAACGGCGTCAAGCTCACGCCGCTCATCGAGTGGGGCCGGCTGATCGGAGTCGGCGACCCTGTCATCGCAACCAGCGCGGAGATGACCGTGTCCTTCGACGTGCTGGACGAAGACTCGTCCACGGTGCCGGCGGGCACGCAACTCGTGCATGCGGACACCGGCATCATCTACATCACGCTCGAGGCGGTCGTGCTCGACGCCACGCCGAAGGAAGTCGATGTGTTGGCTGCCAGCGACCCCGATGGCAACGCCGGCGCTGGCGTGCAAGGCAACCGGGACGACGGCGACATCCTGAAGTGGGCAAACCCGAAGCCCCAGTTGAGCACCGTCGGAGCCACGGTGACCAGCGACCCAAGGATCACCACGGCTGCAGACGCGGAGACTGAAGCCTCGTACCGCGACAGGGTTGTGACGAAGTTCGGCGCTCGACCACAAGGCGGCGCGTACGCGGACTACTCGGTCTGGGGCAACGAAGCTGCGGGTGTCATCAACATCTACCCGTACACGGGCGTCTCGCCGGGCACCGTCGATGTCTACGTGGAGGCCACTGTGGCCAGCTCGGACGAAGACGGCCGTGCGACGTTCGGCCAACGCCAGGAGGTCTACGACCTCATCCAGCTAGACGACAGCGGGCTTGCGCTTCGTCGCCCGGTGAGCGCCTACGTCAACTTCCCAGAACCGATCACGCGGCAGCCCTTCACCGTAGACGTTGCAGGTCTGGTTGCTACCGACGAGGTCGCGACCAAGGCGACCATCTCGGCCGCGTTAGACGACTTCTTGCACGCAAGGGAGCCATTCATCACCGGGCTCTCGGTGCTACCTCGAACAGATCGTGTGACACTCGCTGCGGTGTCAGGTGTTGTGGACGAGGCCGTGTCTGCAGAGGGCGCGACGATGACAGGTGTCACCCTGTCTATTGGCGGCGGCGACATTACCGCGTACACACTCGACCACGGGCAGAAGGCGAAACTCCAACAGGTGACGTACTCCTAGGGGCAAAGACAATGGCAATAGTACCATCAGATGACTACGCAGGGCAGATCACGACAGGTGACGGCGGATATCCGCACGGCAAGGCCAAGAACGTGGCGGTCGCAGGCGATGGCACCGGCACGCCGCTAGAAGCCGCGTGGGTCAACGACATCTGGGGCTTCCTGCAAGAGTTACTGGAGCGGGCGAACATCACGCCGTCTGGCGACCCCGACGAGGTTGGGGCCAGTGACTACGTAAACGCGATCATCGCGTACGCTGCCGACTCCAGCGGGTTTCTTGAGGCGCTCTCCGGGCTGCGCTACTCGGGCCTCGACGACGAGTTTCCTCGTGTTGACGACCCAGATGCTGCAACCACCACGCGCAAGTTGATGTGGGCTGTCAAGGTGACAGCTGGTCGAACGATGCGCATCTACCTGACCGGCAGCGCGATAGAGTTCTGCATAGGCTGTTCCTACAACTACTCGACAACCGATTGGGATCTTGACGGCGGCGCGTCCAACCCTGGCCGCTTAGAGGTCCGAATGGAAGGAACAGGCTCGTCACCAACCATCACCGCATACTCAGAACTCAACGCCGGTTCATGGGATGAGTTCATGGTGCTGCGACTTCACCCCGCCGACGACCCTGGCGCCTCAAGCGGTTTCGTTAGCAGCAACACGATCTTTCCGTCGCTCATCCCGCGACTGCGCGCAGAGATAAACGCGTCCGCGGGCGATACAACGCCGACCATCAGCAACGACTCTGTTGGCATCTCCGCTTGTTCGTCCACGGCGAACACGTCGGGCCTGATCACCTGCACCTTTCACGCGAACGCGCAACCGGCAGCCGCCGGTTATACCGTCATCTGCCAAGGTGAGAATGTTAACGTCGGAGACGTCTCTTGTCAGGTCGTTGTGCAGGAGAAAACAACGTCGGACTTCACGGTGAAGATATACACAATGGCAGGCGCAGTGATGAACCTTGGCACCACTGAGTGCAGCTTCAGTGCGCTCGTTTGCGCACGGATGTACTGATAAGTAACAATGCTCGACTCGCTCAGACACCTACTACCGGACTCGACAGCATGGCGACTGATCGTCGACCGGCTGTTGAAGCGATACCTAACCGGTCTTGCGACTGTAGGCAGTGACGCACGCGACTTCCTCGACGAGGTGACGGAAGACCAGTGGCCGCAGACCACTCGCGAGCTGGAAGAGTGGGAGAAGCAGTTCGGCATCACCTGCGTGGCCGGAACAGATGCAGATCGCCGCACTGCGCTTGAGGGGGCCTGGGCAGCAACTGGCGGTCAGTCCCCCGGTTACCTGCAAGACATCATACGGGCTGCAGGGTACACCGGCGCCTATGTGTATGACTCCTTTGACAAGACCGACGCGTCCTTGTCCAAGCACGACGGCAACACGTTTACGGGCTTCTTCGACCAAGACAGCAACATGCGGAGCTTCAGCTTCGGCAGGGGCGGTCGGAGCTTGTACATGGCCGGGCTTACCACGGGCTACGTCTACCAATACTCGCTTCCAGTGCAGGAGCCCCCTCACGAGCCGTACGACCTAAAGGAGTTCGTGTACGACGGGGAGTCCAAAGGCTTCTTCACGAGCCTACAGTCCGTGAAGATGAGCCCGGACGGACTGAAGATGTTCAT